CATTTTACTAAGAATTTTATATTCATCACTATATGGTTCATTATTAAATGGATTATTATTTTTACCTTCAGGGTCAAATATTCCAATAGTCATATATTATAAATATCATAATAAAAAAATTGAATATAAAAAAATTGAATATACAAAAATTGAATATACAAAAATGGATATTATAAATATTGAGATTGATAATATCGATAATAAAATAATATTTATAACAAATAATAATTATAAATATTCATTACCATATGATAATGAAATATATAACCTAAAATTTAATAATATAATTGAAAATAGTAATAATTATATTTTTAAAATAAATCATAATTTTCAAAATAAAGCTCTTTTACATATATTAAATAAAGATTATAAATTAATTTATTGTAGAGAAATTAATCGTGATGAAGATTATAATAAAAATAAGTGGATAAGAGATATTAATGTTATTTATAATATTTAAATGGGATTTGGAAAATATGGATTATAATAAATCATATCTCTTTTATCTACTTTAACTGTATAATGTCTATTTAATTCTGGAATAAATACTTTATCACCATTAAAAAATTCTTGACCGTTTTCTCTTTTAATATCTATTTTTATAACTTTATTACCCATAGTTATTGATGTAAAATATTGATAAAAATTATGATATAATAATCTACCCATTAGTTCTAATATTGAATTATCATCATTTGTTGAATTTTCACTTTTATTTTCTTCAATTAATAAACCAACACGATGATACGAATCATAAATATTTTGAGTAGCTATATTGGTAATTGAAGCTATTTCAGGAGTTGGAACTTGAGAAGCTGGTGGTCTTGTAGAAGGGTCAATAAATGGGTCTAATAATTTTCTTCTATCAAATTCAATAATAGGATTAATTGGTGGAACTGGATTTGTTGTTGAAACATTAATATTTTCATTATTGTCTATAGTTGATTCTAAATCACTTATTTTTTTTTCTAAAGATTGTATTTTATTTTGAAATTTAGATACATCACGACTTGATTGAATATATGATACTTTATAATTACTTATAATACAGTAAAATATATAAATAATTACTAAAATAAAAAGTATATTTAATATTATTTTTATGTATTGATTGTCTAATTCCATAATATTATAATTTATTAAATAAAAAAAATATTATTTATTATAAAATATAATAAAAAGATAAAGATATTTAAAATTATGAATTATTTAATTATTGATAAAAATGATATTTATGGAGATATTTATGATTTAATAGAAGATAAAGAACTTAATATGAATAAACCTGATGATAGAGAATTAATTGAATTTCATATTGAAAAATATATTTTATCTGCTTCTTATATTAAATATTCAGATACATTTGAAAATACAGATGATAGACTTAATAATATTTTTAGTTATTTTACAGATTTAAATAATGGTGAAAAAGGATATGTTGATACAATAATGATTTATAGTGATGAAAAATATGTATATGAGATAATGTTTTTGGATGATAAAAATACTGATGAAGATAATTTTAATAGTTTTGCTTGTATAATTAATACAGAAGCTATGCCTATTTATAATAATATTGTTTTACTAAAAACTCAAATAATAAATAATAAACCGGTTAGTTGTATGATTAATAAAAATGATTTTATTGGTTTAGTTATTAATTTATTTTATCATACAGGTTTAATTATTAATGATAAAATTACAAAAGAATTAAAATTTTCTGGTGATAAACCATTTAATGTAATTGGAAATACATTTAAAAAAACTGAGGAAAAAGATATATTGGGATTAATGTTTATATTATATGAAGAAAATAATGATAATTATGTTAATGAAAAAGCTTCAATATTATTTGATAAAGAAGTATTAGGTAGATGTTTTATAATTCTTTTATGTCCTATGTCATATAAAAAAATATGGAATTTAAATGAAACTATAATAAATAAAATAGTAAATATTAAAAAAGATAATAAAAAATATAATGAAATTGATAGTAAAATGTTTAATGAAACGAATAATCCTTTTTTGTTAATATAAAATATATAAAATTTTATAATTTATAATATATAATATTATATGGAAGGAACATCCTTAATAGATAATAATCAAATGCCTCCTCAATTTAATAATCAAATACCACCTCAATTTAATAATCAAATGCCACCTCAATTTAATAATCAAATACATCCACAAATTAATCAAAATCCTCCATTAACAACTAATAATTTTTCATCTAAAATAATTAATAATGATGAACAGATAAAAAAAATATCTAAAGATATACTAAGTGGATTAAAAGAAAATGATATTTCACTTCATGATAGTGAAGAAGATTTACTTGATGATGATAAACCAAAAAAATTAAATAAAAAAGAAAGAGATAATTTAAAAGATACAATTGATTATGTAATAGATGGAAATCCACAAAAACATTTTATTAATTATATTTATGATTCATTTTATATAAAAGAATTTGTATTAATATTTGCTATTTATTTATTTTTATCACAAGATATGATTAAAGATTTTTTTTCTGAATATTTTACAAGTTTAAATCAAGGTGAAGATGGAAAAGTAGGTGTTAAAGGAATTGTTATTTATGGATTAATATTATCATCATTATTTATTTTAATAAAAAAATTATTTCCATTTTTTAATAATTAATTTCATAATATCTATATTCATTATTTATTTCTTCTTTAATAAGTAATTTATCATTTTCTTTTTCAACAATTTTAAAATTAACAGTTTTAAAAAAGTTATAATTACTTTCTATAACATATGGAAAACAATTATTATTAATTTTTTCATATTCATAATATATTTTATTATCATTAAATGTATCTTCTTTAATTTTGAAACAACAATTTATTTTATCATTTTCAAATTTTATTAAATTTTCTTTAATAGAAACTAAACAAGTTATATTATAATCATAATTTAATAATTTATTTGTATTTTCAAAAACAAATATTTCTTCATCATCTATCATAGATTTTCTATAATTTAGAAACTTCATATTAAACTTAAAATTATCATCAACATTCTTTTTAAAAAGCCAAAACATTTTTCTATTATTTAGTAATATATATTTAATAAAATTCAATTTTTAAATAAACATATTTTACATTCCAGCATAAAATAACTCTTTAACAGTTATTTCATTTTCTTTAAAAAACCTTAAAATATCTCTTCTATTTCTTTTATCTATATTTTTATTTAAATTATCATTAATCCATTTTAATGTTTTTTCTCTTTTATCATAATTTAGTATTGCTTTTTTTGTTAAAAATTCTGGATAAGATAATAAATATTTCATTTCATATTTTTGAATATAATATCTGTAAATTTTATTAACATTTTTTAAATTATACACTTCATTAGGATAAACAAATTTTATAAGACCAGGAGAATTTAAATATTCATTATCTATTTTACAATATTTGATTAAATATTTTTTTATTATTCTTCCATTATCAATATCTCTTTTCCATAATTCATAAAAATCTTTATTTAATAGTTTAACATTTTTTTTATTCTCAAAATCTAAATAATTATTATAAATATACCAATGAATATCAAAAGAACACTTACCGTTAAACATATTTTTATTTAATTAATTATTATTATTATATTTTCAATTTTTTTATAAATAATGACAATAAGGTATTTTAATTATATTTATATTGTTCTGTTACAAAAGTTAATTTGATTAACACAACACTCATATTTAAACATATAACCACACATAATTTTATATATAAATATATTACTATATATAGTTTTGTAAAAATTAGTATTACTGTTAAGAAATTTGCAAATATCTACTAAAATCTGTTAAAGTACATACAGTGTATTTTTCTTTTTCAAATTTGTCAAATTCTATTAAAGTAAATAATGCATTGTCAGTTTGAACAGCGACATAAAAATCTTTTTGACTTTTTAATTCATAAATTTCAGGATTATCAATACTTATTAAATTTTTTAATAATTTATTTTCATTTTCATAATTAAAATTTTTTAAAATTTCAATTTGTTTTTCTTTTTTTAACAAATGAACAATGTCAATAGCTGTTGATAAATAATAAAATAAAACTTGTTCCTCTTCCTTAAATACAATTGCAGAATCAACTCTTTTTGGAAAACCAAAATCTCTATATATTGGCGAAAGTATTGAATATTTGGTATTGCAATGAGAACAATCAATAAGTCCAGAAGTTTCCTCTGTTGATAAATTCATTGTAAAATAAGCATCTTTTTCAATTTGATTACCTTCGTCAAAGTTATAAATTTTTCTTTTATCAAATTTTACAATATACATTTCTTCACCAAAAGTTTTTTCAATATTTGTTTTTAAACATTCAAAACATAATTCATGACCACATTGTAGATGAATTACATTTTCATTCTTACAATTTAAAAGTTTGTAATTATTACAATTTTTCTTTTCAAAGTTTTTAAATGGATTTTCATTGTAAATTTCTTCTTCTGGCAAATCAGTCATAATTTCTTCCATTATTATATTTAATGTACTTTATGTGAATAAAAATTTCAATTTTTTTAGTAAAATTAAATAATGGTTGATAATAAGCTGATTAATTTATGTAATGATAAATTTTTTTGTGTGAATATTTAGTTTTTCATTTTGATAAAGAAGAACATAAAAAAACAAAAAAATTGCAAAATTATTGGAATATTGTAAAGAAAAAAAGTTATTATTACAAACAAAAAGGAATAAAGATGAACTGATATTAAAAATGATTCTGATTATTAAATAAAATTATTAAATTCTTCTTTCTTCATAAAAGCAATTTTTTTTAAATTAAAATTATCATCATTTAATAATTTTTCAATAATATTTTTGTTAATTAATTCTTTTACTGATAATAATTTATCAATATATATTGGTAATAAATAATTTTCATTTAATTTATTTATAACTATGTAAATAATACTAAATTCAAAAATTCCCTTTTCAATATAATCCGCTTTTGTATAATCATAAATTAAATTTGCTATTTCAAATCTACTTTCATTTGAAGGTAGTGTTTTTTCTGCAAACATTATAATATTTTTATTTATTTCAATATTATTACTATTTATAAAATTATAATTACTCTTATCAAATACTGATTTATAATTATTCTCTTCCATTTTTATTTATCTTTATTTTTATCTTTTAAATTCAATTTTTATTATATTTTAATAATAAAAATTAAAAAAATTATTATTTTAATAAATAAATTTTAATATTTTATTCATAATAATCTTCATATCCTTCATTAATACTATCTTTATCACCACCTCTTAAATGTAATACTAAGTGAATAGTTGAATCTTTTTGAATATTATAATCCATTAATGTTCTTCCATTTTCTAATTGTTTGCCTCCAAAAACTAATCTTTGTTGATCGGGTGGAATACCTTCCTTATCTTGAATTTTT